TTAGTTCTTAATTTTGCGAATGCTCTTAAGTCATTTTTATTTAAAATTAAAACTGCACCACCTTCGACTTCTTCATCTCCACCATAAGCAAAGATAATGTCATCTAAAGTAGTGTCAGTGATTTCTGCAATTGAGAATTCTTTTTGATCTGCTAAAGCAACTGCTTTATCAGAGAAAATACCAGTGAATGTATTTGAATCACCTGCACCTCTTATGATTTGTTGTGAAATCTTTTTCTTTAAAGAGATATTGATGTTCTTTAATACTTCTGCTTGGTATGGTAATGCAGGTAATTTTTCAAGTTCTTCTGTGATTTCTGTATAGGCAGTAATCTTAACTTTTGTAATTGTTAAATATCCATATTCAGGTTCAGTTTCGTGGTATGATTCGCCTTCGCCTGTTAATCCTGCTTCGCCATGAGATTTAACAAAAGACTTTTTGTAAGTTTCCCCACCATTTAAATTCACTACATGAACTTTATCTACTAAAGTAGATACTTCACGATAAGGAACTTCTGCAATTGTTCCTGCAGTATGATCTGGAAGTAAGATTTCATCACTTGACACAGTGATAACTCTACCTTCTTTGATTGCTTTACCACGAGCTTCTAATTCTTCATTTGTTTTACCTTTTGTTTCAACAATATGAACTGATTTAAATTCAGTTTTAGAAGCAAGTGCTAACTTCTTTTCAATCATTGCTCTTTCTTCTTGAAGCTTGTCGCATTCATTTTCAAGAGCAGTTAATTTTTCAATATCAGTTTCTGTATCTGACGCCTTACGAATCTCTGCTAATCTAGATTCGATTTCTTGTTTTCTCTTCACTAAATTCATTGTTTTTTCCTCCTAATATTTTGATTTAATGTTGATTTTTTGTTTGATGATTTTTGCTTCTTGTTCACGACTAGCTACCTCCATAGCCTTTAGCTCGGCATCCACCATTTCTAAAGAGCGTGAATAGATAGAAGTACCATCATAAGCAGGTAGATCTACAACTGAAACATCGAATAATCTATCGATGCTTTCAATTCTTCTAACCGGTACTTTTTTACTTCTATCCCATGTTTGTTTTGCCACTGTAAATGCAAAACTCATTTTGTCTAATAATCCAGCACGAACCATCTTATAAACATCTTCATTTGAATGCGTATCAATAAGTTCTGCATGAATCTTTAAACCAATGTTATCTACCGACAAAGTAAGAGATTTATTCTTTGTACGAGCCAAAATTAAAAAGGAGTCCATGTGGTTATACTTCAATGGAACATCCTTCATAAATGTATCTTGTAATGCACTTCTTGAAATTACTTCAACGAACCCTCTCTCTTCATCACCGATAAGAGTTTCTTGTTCGAAGACTATAGCATAGCCTTCTAATATCATCTTGCCTTCTGTCTCTTCAAACCTGACATCTGCTAGACGAATTTCTTTATTGTTCTTCATCTTCTTTTCCCTCCTTTACTTTTGATGAATCATCCTGATTTACTTGATATAGATTTGCTTTCGTAGCGTCTACATAGTTAAGAGATTGTAATCTCTTATCCCCACCTTCAACTGGTTCTAGTCCTAGTAATGCTCTAGATTCATTTAAAGACATTATTCCTAGTCCCATTAACTTTTCAATTGCTCCTACTTTTGTAGTCCAAGAAGCATATTGCAATCTTTCGCTAAAGAATATAATTTGCTCACCTTTTTCAAGTTGAGAATCAGTTAATAAGCCATTTGAAAATAGTTCACTTAGTTGAATCGCTATCGGTTCAATCACAGATTCATAAAAAGCATTGAATTGATTTTCATTATAATTATTTGAGTAGATCTCCAAGCTCACGCCAAAGTAGTCTAGGATCTTACTTTGCGTGAACTTGAGAGTATCCGTATTAACAAGTTTAGGATCGCTTGAAAGAGGTACATACTCTGCCTTCCCATCAACAGGAACGATTGCACTATCATTTTTGATAGAAGCCTCCAGCATCCTATTAAACTCATCAATCTGCTTTTGTTTATCTGTTTCCTTAAGCATTCCATTAATCTTTAAAAGACCTTTAATTTGAAATGAAGAAAACATCGCTCTTTGAACACCCTGAAGCAAAGCATCATTCATTTGTACTGTCTTTAAAATTGCTTCATGATCTCCATTTGAGTTATTTCCACCAAAGATATCGTTGTTGGTATAAAACCTTTTTAAATGAATTACATTCTCATATGGGAGCATATAATTTGTTCCATCTTCAAAGTAAAACTTTAAAAATAAACCACCGATATTATCGATGGCAGGTTCTACTAAAATTGGCTTTAAAGGATAAACACCTTTAAGTTCATATGTGTACTTATCATAAAGTGGATAGACAAATGCGTTATCATTTAAGACCATTAAACTAACCACTTTATAAATAAATTGTGAAGGAGTCATAAGTTCGTTAGGACGATACTTCAAGATAAATGAAATGTCGCCTTTTTTCTCTGTTTGCGATCCATTTCCTAAATCTTTTATATATCTCATTTTTAATTTAGAGCAATGTGTAGCAATTCGATCAATACAAACCTTAACAACATCACTTTGAGAAATATTAGTTCCAAATGGAACTAAAGGTACTTGATTGGAATGAACCAATCGAAACTCACTCACTGGTTCTTGTGTCTTTTTCTTTCTACTAAAAAGCCCCATTGTAACGCCTCCTAACTTATCATTGACTCGTAGTCTTTCTTATATGTATTTAAAACGGCATAAGCAATAATCAATGCAACTGCTCCATCAATTCTTTTGAACTTGGAGTTAAGTTTTGAAGGTTGAATGTTTCCATTAACATCTACCTTTGCTTGAGTGTTTGCAAGACACCATTTCATCACTGGATTGTTATCATAAATAACTATCTTGTTTTTTAGATCTGCTTCTAGCTGTTTCATAGGTTCAGATAAACTAAAAACGCCCTGCCTTACTTTCTCTAAAGTAAAACCGGCGTTATCCATTTCATCAACCCAGTATTTAGAATTCCATGGATCGTATCCAACCCATAGAGGTCTAATATCATATTTTTCAATCATACTTCTAAACCATTCAGTAACCTTTGAAAAATCATTCTGGCTTCCTGAACTTAAAGTTATCAATCCTCTTTTAACCCAGATATCATAAGGGACATTATCTTCTTGCATTCGTTTATCGACTAGTTCATCTGGCATAAAAAATTGTGGAATTACATACTTTTTATTATCTCTGATAATAACTAATACTGCACATGTCAAATCGGTCGTTGATGAAAGGTCCACTCCTGCTACTGCATAACTATTCCTTAATGATTCCATATCGATTTTTGTTTCGTTATTAACTTCATTGAAAGTTAACCAACTTCCTGCTTCTAATTGCTTGATATTAAAATCTTTACAAAGCATCGTGACTCTAGTTGCTAGATCGTTCTTTGCTTTATTCATAATATCTTCCAAGTAGGCATAAGTCTTAACGGCTCCTAATGATGGATTTGACTTTTGCCAAGAAGAAGGATCTTCAAAGATCTCTCTTTCAGAGTCTTGAGTATAAAGCCATGGAAGGATGTGCTCATCTTCAATCTCACCCTTTATCATTTTTCTACAATAATCAAGTTTGTTGTCTAGGAATCCTCCTACACATTTACCTTCAGTTGTAATAATAAAAATTAAAGGTTCTTCTTTAGTTGATTGAGATTGTTTAATAGCATCGTAGACTTTTGAGTCAGGCATTTCATGAACTTCATCGATACAACCTACCTCAATATTAAAACCATCTAGGTTTCTTGATTGAGCAGATAACTTTTTAATTTTATTTTTAGTTTTTGGCGAGTAAATATAGAAGATATTTTTCTTACTTCTATGTGGTTTAGATAGTGACTTTGATTGCTCCCTCATGTTATTAATTTCTTCAAATAAAATAGATGCCTGATCGTTTGTATTTGAAGCACATACAATATCAACTCCACCTTTAGATAAGAAGAATTCAGCTAAATCTATACCTGCGATAAAAGTTGTTTTACCATTTTTACGAGCAATCAGAAGTATAACTTCTGTGAATCTTCTCTTACCTGTACTTGCCATCTTGAAGCCATAGGCAACTTGCAATAATGCCTTTTCCCATAACTCCAAAATAAAAGGCTTACCATTAAACGGAGATTTAGTGTGTTTACAGAACTTTTCTATGAATAATATCCTTGTATTTCCTGGTTTTTCATCAAAAATATATCTTGGATTATCTAGGTCTTTTACTAAATCATCAAGAACTTTCTTTAGTTCTTTTCCTACAATAATATTGCCTTTATTTATTTCGTTTACATATTCAATTAAATAATTCATATCTATCCATTTAGTGAACTCATGAACTCATCGAATTCATCATCTGGATCAATGACATTCTTACCCATAATAGTATTTAAAGTTCTTATGATTGATTGATAGACATTAATTGTTTGTAAATATGTTTTGTAGTAAATGCTCTCACGAACATTACCCTTATTTGAAGTTTCAATAGAACCATATTTTTCGATTTTAGTTTCCAAAACATCTAATTCAGATTTTAAAAAAGAAGCCTTCTTTAGTAGCTCATCTACAAGTTCTGCTTTTGACTCATCTACATTAATAAATAGCTTCTTCAATCTTTCATATTCTTCATAAACACACTTAGACATTTTCATCACCTTCATCATAGATTGGTGGATCTACTTCTTCATAATTTTCAATTGAATCGTTCTTACCTAAAATAAGAACATTTGAAAGGTATGCTCCATCAATCTTAGATCTGAATACCTTTCCTTCTTGAGCATAATATCTTTCCATAAGTACCTCCTAGGATAATGTCCAGTTTTTATTTGTTGCGATTGCTATTTGACTATCATTTAGCTTTGCTAAATTTGTCTCACCTAATGTCAATGTTTTAGCACTGGTTCCACTTAAATTCTTTAAGGCATATAACATTCTCTCTATTGAATCTGCAGTTAAGTTAGTGCAATTTGAGAAGTTTGCAGATATGTTAAAACCTGATTGTAATTCAATGGTTCTTATATTATTTCCACTCATGATTGCATTTGCAGGAATAGCAGTTGTTATCGTATTTGGAATCCATAAATATTCAAGTTCACTGCAATGAGCAATAACATAAGTGTTACCACTAAATGTTTTTAAATTATCTGGTAGATAAATCTCACTAGATGTTAAGTTCCAAAATGCATACGATCCAAGAGCAGTTAACTTACTATTCTTTTCAAACATAATCGTTGGAGCAGTTGCGTATTGGAAGCAATGCTTACCCCATGTCTCGACTGAAGCAGGAATGCATATTTCATTTTCAAATGTGATGTTATAGAATGCATAATCACTTAAAGTTTGAAGTTGAGATTCAAGCGAGAAAGTAAGAGTTGGAATTACTGCTTTATAAAAAGTATAACCACCGATACTTTTTACCCCTGCACCAATATGTAAAGTGAATGTTTTTCTTGAGTCATACATGAAGTAATCTCCAATCGATGGAACTGAATCAGGAATTCTTAATTCACTAAAATTCATACCATATATAATATCTAGTGCTTCAGCTTCTTCTGTTCTACTTCCAACAGTTAATATTCCATCTAAAACCACTGCTTCAGTAGGTTCACTAATAAACCCATAACTACCAGTTAATTGTTTATTAACAATTACTGCATCAGTTGAGATATACGAGAAAAGCCAAACTCCTGATTTTACTAGGATCGATTTATTAATTACAATCTCATTATTGTGAACACGATAAATATAAGAAATATCATCCCTTAAAAATTTAATGTAGTGATAAGTTCCTTCAATAGTTGAGTCAACATCAAAGACAAACTTCACACGATTGACTTCACTTTCAACACCTATTCTTAATCGTGTTTTACTTCCAGTGTCGACCGTTCCATCGCCGTTAATTTTGATTTTTATTTCGTGCATGGCCAATTCCTCCTTAAACTTAAAAAGAGCCCACACAGGCCCTGTTTTGCAAAATAAAAGGCATCCGTGAATGCCTTGATTCTTTATTCTGGTTTTTCAAATATTCGTACAGGACACACCAGAACATTTCCTACGAATTCGGTATCAAACATCTTATAAGATAACTCATTGAAATATAAGTTTTTTAAATTTCCTTCTTCATTTACTACATTTAAGTATCCTGGTAAGCAAGAAGAGTAAACTTCAATATATCCTTCAACTGCCTCTTGCAGTTCTTTTAAAGTAAAATACTTTTTCTTTGGTTTTAATAATCTAATCTCATCTTTTAAGATTAACATTGCATAATCTTGTTTCTTTATAGTTTCAAAAAATAATCTAGCTGGTATTACAATTTTTTCATTACATCTATCGCAACATTGTCCACCGATAATTACTGGAAATGCATTGTGGCCATATCCACTTATTTCATTTTTACAAATTGAGCATCTCATTATAAGTTACCTCCTAAGTCCCACATTCTTGAGTCGATGACCATAACTGTTCCACTCATTGCAAAGCGATATCTATCTGCTTCATCATAAGTTTTTTGTTCGTCTTCTTTTTCATTGAATAATTTAACTACTGAATTTCTAACTGCTCTTAACTCTTCAATGTCTAATTCATCAATGTTAAGAAGCTCTTTAATTTTCATTATTTGTTCGTGTTCAATGAAGTGTCTTTTAATGCCTAGGTTAGCGATTGTTTCAATGTGAGGTGCTACTGCTTCATCGTTAAATCTGAATTTTACCATTGTTGTCCCCTCCTTAATCCATCGCTCTTAACATAACTATTGTTAAGTTAATTTTGTTTTTCCATTCGTAATCGTATCGATCACCTTTGAAACCGATGCTTTTTAAGAATTCATTAATTTTGTCATCGATTTGTTTTCCGTTAACACTTTTGTGTCCTTTTAGAACTTTGTCGTCTTCCCAAACAAATGGATGTTCCTTTAAAAATTCTTTAACCTCTTTAATTAATTTAATTGCCTTTCTATTCATTTCCATAATTTTTGCTCCTTTCCCTTTCGGTACTATATATATCACTCTAAAAGAGACTAATAGCAAGTTATATTTTCACTATAGTGAAAATATTTTTTTATAAACTATGAGCAAATTCAAATGGTTCATCATCCCCATAAGCTGATGAATATTTACTTCCAGAATCTCTAAATGCAATTAATAATTCATCCCCTTTTAATCCTGGATTATTTGAACTGAATTCTTTTAATGCATTCATAACATTCTCTCTATAATTTTTTGATTCTTCTTCCTTCTTTTTAGTTTCTTCCACTGCTTGTAAAAAAATATCTCTTTTTGTCATAATTTAAACCTCCCTTTCGGTACTATATATATCGCTCTAAAAGAGATAAATAGCAACTGCAATTCTTACTATAGTGAAAATAAAATTCAAAAAGTGCCAAATAAAGTTAATAGTCTATTACATAGTAATAGTCTATTAAAAGCAAAATTGAACTAAAATCAGGTGTTTTTGAACCCTTATATAAAAGAAAATATACTTGAGTATATTTACATTTATATAAACTGGCCAGAATTGAAAATCATAGTTTTTAGAATTTTCAGTTTTCAAAAATTTTGCCTTTCGTGTTTCAGAGGTGGGGGCGAACGGTACTGAAAGCAAAGAAAAAGAGAGGTCCCTGGGGGGATTACTCTCTTGATCTTAATCTAATAAATCATCGCTACATTCATCTTCGATTTCTAAGGCTTCCATTAGCTCTTTGACTTCCTCCAACGCTTCTGTTAGGAAAGTTTGCATTCCAACACGATAAAGAACTGCCTCTCTTCTATTCAGTCCTTCATATTTAGAATGCACTCCCCACATCAATTGAAGTAAATGTGAAAGGTGTAAAGCCTTATCTTCTGCTTCTGCTTTGTTCATAATATGTCACCACCGTAGACATATTAATTGCATAATCAAAAGCAATTAGCAACTAGAAATTTTATCTGTTTTTAAATTAATTCCAACTTCTTTTAATAATTCTTGAATTTTAGTAAAGAACTCTAAAAGGATTATCTCTTCCTCTTTGAAGTTTGGATGAAGGTGTCTACCGAACTCACCTAAATTGTAAACAAAGATTTCTCTGTACCAACCATCAACTTCAATTGTTATTTGGTGTTCGCTTGAATGAGGTGTTGATTTAAAAATCCATGAACTTAATGGTCTTAGTTGTGTTTGCTCTTTTAAGAAATTACAAACACGATCCAACCACTCTTGAGGAACTTTAATTGATGTTGAATCAATATGTTTTCTACCACGAGTCATGTAGCTGATAACAACATCATCCCAGTCCTCTAAATTACCAAACGAAACATTAAAACCAGAAAGATTATCCACGTCAAAACTTCTTAAATCCAAAAAGGTATATTCAAATTTAATCATATTATGTCTATGTCTCCTAATCCACACTTAGATTATAGCATAAACAGTTAATCGTGATAATCCACCAAGTTACCATCTTTGTCGAATTTGTATACTTTTTTCTTTCCAAAGCGATGATGTTCTTTATTATGACAATCATTACATAAAAGAATTAAGTTGTCCTGGTTCAATGAGATACTAGGATTATCAACATTGTTAATCGTTAAATGAATGATGTGGTGCACTTCTTTTCCAGGAGCACCACACTTTTCACATAACCCATTTGCACTGCATATCTTGATTGCTCTAGCCAAGTGCCAATCATCCGATCTATAAAACCTAGCAAGTTTTACAGGTTGCTTATAACCTGATGATGGCTTCTTGTAGTTCTTTGACTTTGTCATCTACATCCTCCCAAGGAAAGCAGATCTCAGTTCTACCAAAATGACCATAACAAGCAGTTCTTTCATAGTTAACGCAGTTCAAACGAAGTTCCTTTCTAATTGATGAAGGACGGAAGTCAAAACACTTTTTAATTAATAACATTAAGAAGTATTCAGGAACCTTTGAAGTATTAAATGTTTCAATTGAAATTGATACAGGTTGAGCGACTCCAATTGAATAAGAAACACCAACTTCACATCTATCACAGAATCCTGCTTTAACTAATGCTTTTGCAACATAACGACAATAGTACGCTCCACTTCTATCTACCTTCGATGGATCTTTACCAGAGAAAGCACCACCACCATGATGAGCAACTCCTCCATAAGTATCCACGATAATCTTTCTACCAGTTAATCCTGAATCAGCATAAGGACCACCGATTTCAAAAGCACCTGTTGGATTAATTAAAATGTCGATTCCTTTTAACGAATAAACTAAATGCTTGATAACTTCATCTTCAATGATATGTTTGATTAGCTTCTTGTTTGCTCCTGGCTTTGTTTGAGCAGAAACAATAATTGTTTTAATGTTGTTTCTTTCATCTGCAGTGACTTGGCATTTACCATCAGGACCAAAGATATCTGAATAACGATTTCTTCTTAAATCGTCCATTCTCTTTGATATTTGTTGTGCGATAAATAACGGATAAGGAATCATCGTTTCAGTTTCGTTAGTTGCATAA